CGGATTTACCCCATGTCGCGAGACATGGTACAGGCAAGCTTGGTTGGACAGCACACAACTAGCCCGGATGACACCGGGTGTGTTGTTCAACCCTCTGGCGGAGGCGGTGTTACAACCGACCTACCGCCAGAAAACGGGGGCGGCTCCCCCTACCAGGTTTTTGAGTTTAATGACTTCATTGACTCGATAGCCGAAAGCATGAGTGACGAGGAAGGATATGAAACGGAAGACGAAAGTCCATCTGGACAAAACCACAATACAAAGAGAGACATCAGTTACGCTCCAGGAATCGGAATGTTGAAGATTCCAACGGAGAGCTTACCGCGCAGATGCTGCCGACGAATGGTAGCGAAGACGGAAAAAATCATGGACACGACGGAGTGTCTCGTTAAGTTTGGTGGACACGCTGCCTCCGCAGCGGGTGCCGCGGTTGTCAACAGCGCCGAGCATGTGTTGAGAGACATTTTTGCTTTTGTGCGGTGGCGACTGCGGTATTCCCATGACACTAAACGCGTTAGACAACTCCGATTTTTGAACAACGGCATACAAGATGCAGCGATCAATTTGACGCCACCGGAAGAACGTAGAGCATTGTCGCAAGTCAACCGGGCTGACAGGCCTGGTGTGGCAATAACGAATTGTTTGCGTCGTCATGAATACCCAACCAGTGGGTACGACGAAGCAGTTCAAGCGTTATGTTTACGTTTAACCTTGGGACGCAGCATGCCAGCCGCCGTTGGCGTCCATGATAGCGATGAGGAATTGGTGAAGGCTTTGGTGAAGAGTGGTGAATATCCCAAGTTCAAACACTTGGCAACAAGAATTGCGTTGAAGGAATGCCATAAGTTGGGCTCCGAGGTTTGGGAAGAATACAAGACCACAGACCATTACGCACGTTTTTACCGAAATTGGTGGGGAAATGTCATGAAGAAGCGGAAACGACATACCGCGACTATTGAACCACACGACGTCAAAGTGTCAGAAGGCGCACGAGAAGTACTGTTTGCGATGCTGTTCATCGCTTCAGCAGTAGCGCCGGAATGCGCTTCTCGGCTAAAGACAGAACAAGCACGGGCAAAGATCGTGCTTATTATAACACAGAATCTTCAGGGACAGGTAAGTCAAGCGGGCAAATACGTAGCAGCAGGGTGGGCTGCAGATATCGTATGCGCCATGCTCGACCGGCCTAGTTTTTGAAGTGGGAGTGGTCCGCGACCTGCGAGTGCCCGTTCGCTTGGGCACAAGTCCCGCGCAGAGAGGACAGTTGTAGTGTGACCTACACCTATGACCCAAGACGCTCCCTACAACCTCGTATGATAACAGAATTCAACCATCCGTTGCACAAGGAATATGACTCGTTCCACACTTCAGTGAGCAACGTGTTACGGGTTTTAGCGAACCGAGTTTACATCAAACCAGATGTTTCACAATGTTCGTGGAATCCGACCGAAAGGCAAGCACGAGCCATCAAAAAATTAAGATGGCGTGTGGCCCGGAAACTTTCTCATTTGGAAGTTTGGAACCGGGCGCAGTGCTTGGAGAAGTTCGCGACTTTTCCACCAGCCAAGCGGGAAAAATACACACAAGCACTGGATGTGCCATTCGAACCACATATACACGGTAAGTTGAATATGTTTGTCAAATATGAGAGCGTAGAACGCAAACCGCGGAAGGGACACCGGCCGCGTGCAATTTTCTTTAGAGACGCAGTATTTTTGGCCACTATGACCAAATGGTATGCCCCACTAGAGGGCGCAATGTGCCATCAACGGTCATTATGGAACCAACAATCACATGTAATTGTTAAAGGATTGAACACACACGATCGCATTCGCCTCGTACACCAGTTCGTTGAAGAATTGGGCGACTGCACTGTGATTAGTTGTGACGGGAAATCATTTGACGCACACGTGTGTGAAGGCGCAATCCGTGAGGAATGGGCTTTCTACAAGGCGGTGGGGAAATGCGCAGGCTGGGGAAATGAAATTCGTAAGGAAATGCTTGCGATGGAACACCAACAAATTAACAACCGATTTCGATGCTATGCACAAGATGGAATGGTTAAAGGCCGCATCAGGGGAAACCGGATGTCTGGAGACCGCAACACAGGCGCAGGTAACTGCGTCATATGTGTGCTCTTTGTACTTTCGTACTTCGAGGACGCGGAGATTCCGAACCGGAAGTACCGTTTAATTGATGACGGTGACGACTTTTTCATACTTGTGAGCAATGACATAGCAGAACGCGTAGAAAGGGAGTTACCACAATGGATGTCTACGTTAAACCAGGAGACCGAGGTGCTATCAGGCGGTCGCGTAAGTACTGACAAAATGGAAGCAATAGAATTTTGTCAAGCGCGACCTGTTTGGTGTGCCAACGGATACCGGTTTATCAGGGATCCACATAGGGTGACAAACGTGTATATGCGCTCAGCAAGGTGGTACAATACAAGGGCGGATGCCGAGATGTATTGGGCCGCAATCAGTCAGGCGGAATTGTTGATTAACCGTGGCGTACCAATATTGTATGCATTTTTTAAAGCGTTGAGTAAGCATTCTAAAGGCGCGAAGCCGTGTCAGAGCCAATTGCGAAGATTTTATCTAAAAAGTGCTCTCGAGTCACAAGTCCTGTTACACGACAGTGAATTGACCGACGAGATATCAGATGATACAAGACTTAGCTTTTACAAGGCCTTCGGCATAGCTCCGGCGGAACAGCTTATTATCGAAGCTTTTTGGGATAACTGGATACCTGGCGTTGAGTGGGTCAGGAGATAGTGCCACCAAGAACCATATCGTGCATGCCATCCCTACGGGAGAATGGCACTAATGAATGCAAAAGGTAAACCTGCGAGAAGCCAAGGTCATCTGATCTCGGTTGATTGTGGGGGCTGATGCAGGACAAGCGTGCGCGGGCACCGGAAGCGTTGACAACCGGGTAGTTCAAGTCAACTATGGGAAAAGGTAAAGGCTATACCGAAACGAACAAATTTCTTTGAGAGTACACTCAAACACACATAAACATACACCAACATCATGACAACTCCAGCAGAGTCTAAAAACTTGAACAGGCTTGTTGAGAGGTGCGGGGGCTCCGAGAGTGGAGCAAAGTGGCTCAAACTTGCCATAGACCCATTTCACGATGTGGATTTGGAACTTGTAGGTTTTCCAGATCAAACGCCGGGACGTAGTGTTATTTACAACGTTACCAAAAACATAACTGTTACCAAACCGACGGGACTTGCCGATACGGCTAAATTTGATGCGCATGTGTCATTTTTGCCAATCGTTGGACCCGGTAAAGATGTAAGCCAAAATGTTTGGCGGGCCCACATAAGTTCGTTGGACACAACGGGGGCCACTTCAATGGTGCGATCGCAAGCACTTAATGCCAAATATATGGAACCAGGCATCATACAGGTTTGTACTGTGCCAGCAGGAACCAACACCTTTCAGGCGGGTGTCAATGAAGAGTATAGAGCAATTAATTACAGCGCTCTGCTCGACAACGACGGATCTTCGATTTCGCGACTAATTGGTTGCGCTTTTGAAGTTCACAACACGACTGAGGAGTTGCACAAGTCTGGCGCGGTGACGGTTTATCGTTACGATAACAATAAGGATAACGAATCGATCTGGCTAAGCAACTGGTCAAACCATAGCAGTGATCCATTCACGTCAGCCGGGGTCCATGGACCACCGACCAATGAGGCCAACGCGAAGTTGCTAAATGGCATAACCTGGGAAGCGGCGGAAGGTTGTCTAGTTCCATGCGTCATGGACACAGAGAACGAGCCGCAAAAATTTATCCCAAGGCGAAACCATTTTATCGTCAACGGACCAGACGGCCCCGAAGGACCAAAGATTTATTGGACACAAGACGCTATCGACAACACCGTAGTCATGTTCGGTCCAGACAGTTACATTAGACCAACCAGCAACACTGCGCCATCCATGATTTTACCATTCATGGGTTGCGGAGCGTATTTTACTGGTTTGTCTGCACAAACTAGTTTGACCGTTACCATGCGCGCGTTTGTTGAAGTGTTCCCAGGGCCAGCAAATCCTCTTGTTCCACTTGCCCACCCGTCATCGCCGTACGATGCCAAGGTACTGCAGTGCTATTCGGAGGTTATGGCAGAATTGCATGCAGGGTATCCGGTGCGTGACAACGCCGCGGGTGACTTTTTCAGAAAAGCGTATGACGCGCTGAAAACGACAGCAGAGGTCGGACAAATGATCCCAGGACTTGCGCCTATTGCCGAAGCAGCCTCTTCCGGTTTTCAAGCCGGTGAGAAGTTTGTGAAGGCAGTTAAGAAAAAGACCAACAAGAAGAAGAAAAATGGCTCATAACCATACACTCTTTAAACATTTTAAAAATAATAAAGATTAACACGTATTTACAAAGCACACCTTAGCCGTCTTCGGTCCGAGATTAGGGAGGAGGGCCACCCTTCCACCCGACATCCGGGGGGAGGGTAGATGGTAGCATTCCACAGTGCGAGTGTGTCACGAAGTGAAGACTGGGTTGGATTGGGGTGACCTGATCCAGCTGCGTGGCCGGGATTAGCCCCGCTTTCATAGCGGCCCGTCGAAAATGCGTTTGATCACCAAAAACAGAGATAAGTTGGATAGGTGGAAACTCGGGGGGTGCCTCATCAGTCGCCAGCTGATGAGGAGAAGCTCCGGGGGGTGTGGCAACAATTCTTGGAAC